TCAGATACTTTAAATACAAAAGGAATTTGAGCAATATAGCCCATATTAGCCGTAAGCATTTCAAGCTTGTCTTTAGGATTTTTTCCTAAAAGCGTAGACTCTTGTGGGTTTCCATTAAGAACTCTAAATAAGTATTCAAGATCGTATTCAGTTCCTCTGTGTAAAATTCCAGCGCACTGTTCTGGATCCATATCTACAGGATATGGCCCTCTTTGAAGAACAGTTCCCGCAGGTTGATCTCGTTTCCAAGCACGCATAGTATTCATGTCCGCTACACGATCAAGAAGGATATTGACAGTAATGTACCCGCCAATACCTGCAGCTACTAAAACTGCCCCGTTTTCATTAGGGCGTGTCCAGTCAACTTGACTATTTGAGTTCATGCTGTAGCTAAGGTATTGAGGGTTGTATAAAAACCTAAATCCCCAAAAACGATTTAAAGCAGCAGCTTTAGAATACTTATCTGCATTTGGAGCTTTTCCAGAAGAAATATCTACGGTATCTGGGTCAATGTAAAAACTAGCGAGTTGATCGTAAACGTTATCGTCAGAGTAATTTTTTTCAGCGTCATTCCAAATACGAGCAGCAAAATGTCTCGTAGCAATGTGTGGATATGGATTAAAGTTATCTGCTTTTTTAACAGACTCAGGGGTTGTTATAGGGGGTGGGTTTCCTCCACCACCACCGCCGCCAGTTAAATTACAGTTTTTTGTAGCAGCTAGTAGTTTTTTAGCTTTTTGCCAACCACTGTCTTTTTTATTAAAATCATAGTTATATTCTCGTTTATTGTTTAACTTATCTTCTCTAATAAGTTGACCTAGTTCGTTAAAGTATTTAACCGTGATTGTTACTTCCCATTTAGGGCCAAGGTTCTTTTTTGTCTCTTCTGCTGTACGGTTTACTTGTACAGCGTTATGTAGCCATCTACGAGCCCATAACTTTGTTTTAGAGCACCACTCATATTCAGGTTCTTGACCAAATGCAAATCCAGCGTCTGTTCGGCTTACGCTTTCAGGAACTCCGGGAGGGGTATCTTTTTTACTAAAGATAGAAGAAGGAATAGTGGTTCCAGAAGCAATACTTACATCTGCCCAAATGCCGTTAATTTGAACTTGCGCTGTAAACTTAGGGGCAACGGTTCCGTTAATGCCCTTAGGTTTTAAAGTAAAATCGTAATATTTATCATCAATTGTTCTGATACCGTTTACATCACAAATAGTTTTTACCGACTCTTTAAATGTAGCATAAGCGCCGGTATCGAGAACCCTAGATTTTACATTCCCATCACCAGAAATAGCTGTGCCGCCATCTTCAATTATGGTGCTATTTTTGTAAATGGTTATTCTGTAGATTACCTGAGAGTCAATCATCACAGACTTAGTTTTATTAAACTTTACCCCGTAGATGTCCGCGTATTGTTCTTTGTCTGTGCTGTACTTATTAAGCTCGTACGCATCAACGGTATACTTATAGCCTGCAGGTGCTGTTGCCACTAGTACATCCCTATCTTCTTTAGATCTTTATCGTTAGCAATTGCGGCTTTAAATTTTTCAAGAAGAAGCTGTACTTCTCCGTCACTAGCTTTAGCAATGTTAACGGTCATAGCTACGTTAATAGACGTTTCTGAACCACGGCTAGAGTTTCTTAAACGATCAGCTTGACCTTTATTAAGAACCATTTCATCATCGTGTAAGTAAGCAAGGCCTTCTTTTGTTCTGTCAGCACCGTAGAAGTGAGCCGGAATACCAGCTGATTTTGCTGCGGCTTCAGCGTCATCTAAGAACTGAGAGAAAGACCCGTTCTTATACGCAGACCAAGCTTTCCAGTTTTGACCTTCGTTAGAAATATTCCAAGCAGCTTTAACGTTGAATGATGGATCAAATAGACGCTTTGCATCTCTCCATTGACCGCCAGGGTACTTCTTGGGATCTTTAAGACTTCTAATTTGGAACACACCCATGCTTGGGCCGTAAGTCTTATTAGTAATCCCTGTATCTCCCAAGGCTTTTGTACGTCCACCTGATTCAGCTAAAGCAACTGCAAAAGCAGTTTGTAGCGCTTTGCCACGGAAACCTTGAGCGTGTAACGCCTTTAATAAACCCTTACGAGAACCAAACGCCATACCTCCAGAATCTCCAGAAGCTGCGGTCATTTGATTGTCGCCCATCAAACCGTCTAATACAGAGGATCCCTTACCCTTTTGTTTAGCCCAATCTACAGCTCCAGAATCAGAAACATCTGAGTATGAGAGTGGACCACCTTGTTGGATCATAGCTAGAAGTTGACCTCCAGCATAAGCAGTTCCTGAAGGAGTACTGCCTCCCAACACAAACTGTGACAATTCTTTAGCCATGTCACCAGACTTATCATTGCTGAATAAACCAGCAACACTTGATTTAATTTTTCCAAAAATGCTCTTAGGATCTACAGACTGTTTGGTTGCTTTGTCTTTACGTACTTCAAAGTGAAGGTGTGGACCAGTAGACGAACCTGAACCTGGTGCGCCCTTTTTACCACCAGAGTAAGCAATCAAATCTCCCTGGCTAACTTTTTGTCCAGCCTTTACTACTGCACGACTTAAGTGTGCGTAGTATGTATAAAATCCTTCATGCTTAATAACAACGTATAAGCCAAAACTTCTTGAAGAGTTTGGTTGAGTAGTTACTTGGTCTACAACTCCATCTGCTGCTGCAAGCACTGGGCTTCCAACAGGCATTGCGTAGTCAATACCACCATGGTGATGTCGTTCCTTAGGGTTATTTGGATCTTGTCTCCAACCATATGCTGATGAAACATACTTTGAGTTTGGCGCTGGATTGATTCCTACAGTCTGTGCACCACCGGCACTTGCTGGTCCAGAACTATCTCCACCACCTTTACCAAATAGTTGGCCAATTGCATTTGAACCGCCACCGACCAAAGCACCAATTAAGCCGGTAACTAAAGCTCCTGGTCCAGTACCTGCACCAATCAACGCTCCAGAACCAGCACCAAGTGCGGTGCTACCCAGCAATGATCCCCAATCAAATCCACCCTTTGCTTTAGCAGCTTTATAACCGCCATAGGCTGATAGAGCAGAACCCAAAACAGGTATTGCCTTGCCACCTGCGCCAGCAAACTTGCTTGCGCCTCCAGCAATTGCTGATCCTCCAGCCTTAAGAGCACCTCCGGCACCTCCGCCAAAAGCCATACGCATCATAAGGAGGTTTGAAAGGCTTCCCATAGCTCCTGAAACAGTTGCTCCTGCGCCACCTGCCATAGGCATGGTCTCTAGAACGCCCTTGAGGGCCGCTAAGCCGTTTACAACGCCAGGTAGGGTCTCTGCTAGGGCAGCCATGCCGTTATTGACTCCAGCGGCTACTCCAAGGGCTCCCTGATAACCAGCTACAGCTCCTTGCTCAGTTCCTTGTAGAAGTTGGTTCTGTGAGCTTTGAAAGTTAAAGTTACTTGATTGAACGCCACCACCAACGCCCATAGTTCCAAGCATGCCCTTAGCGCTACCCATTTGTTTTGCAGTAAGGGGCTTACCATTTTTAAATCGAGCCATAAGCCCGCTTGTGTATAGACTGAAGAGGTTTGAATCCCCACCAGCAATAGTCATGATTGTTTGGTACTCAATGCTGTTTGGGCTAAACATTGCTTCGGGGTTCTTAGGTGTGCGACCCCGGTATATCTTTGTATAAAGTTCGTTAATAATTTCGTTAGGCGGACGAAGGTTTCCTTCTCTATCGCGTACACGAATGCCTAGTCGAAGCATGTTCATGCCGTTTTGTCCGGCGTATGCTCCAGCTGCTTGTTCATTACTCATGCCGCTAATAGCGCTCATTCCGCCAAGCTGACTCATGATTCTCTGTGTGCTAACAGACTGTGCGCCGTAACCACCCTGAGACAATATCTGTCCCATAGCCATGGTAGGTCCCATAGCACTTGTTGCGTTTCCGCGACCTGCCATAGCATTAGCAGAAGTAATAACTCCTCTAGCCCCTATTCGACCTGAGGAGTACATTGCAACGCCTTCAGCACTAAGACGCTGTGTTACTGCGGTCATAGTACTTGGCATGATGCCCATAGCAGCTGAACCAACAGCCATTGCACCCATTGCTAGCTTTTGTCCACCGGACATAGAAGGCATGGATGCGAGGCTGTTGCCCATTGTGCTAGTAGGTTTGCCACTAGCTGAAGCTTGTGTTTTTGCTACAGCATCTACGTGACCACGGATTTTAGCGTAGGCTTTTTCAATGCCCTCAGCAGTTTTAAGGACATTCTTAAAGCCTTTATCGGCTGTATCAGTGAGCTTCTCCATGCTCTTCTGACCCGTAAAGTCTTCCATGTTGCCTTTTGGATCTGCCACGCTATCTCACCACCTTAGGTCTCATTGCTGCTTTAGATAAGAAAACTAACCGTTCTCTTACCGTAAGGTTTCTTAACTCTGTCAATGACCAGCCCGGAAAGTACTGGGCCAACATGTCGTATGAGTCAATTACATCTTGGTAACTAGTTTCACGAACGAAACAACTCTGCCAGGGTTAGTGGCAGTTGTACCTCCTGGCCGCATTTTCCGCAAGCCTTTTTAATTTCGCTCAGTTGTGGACCAGGATTACGCTTTGCAATTTCTTCTAGAATGTCACGGCGGTCTTTAATACCAAGATTCTTAATGCGAACATCTCCTAGTACTGGTTGATCACCGATCTCTGACACGCAAGAAGCTAACAAAAGAGTGTCTAGCTCTGCTGAGTTCTTATTTGGAGCGTTAATGATTTTTGCTTGAACATCTCCGGTAGGCAAAGAAACCTTTGCGACTCCGGCCTTTAAGTTCATAGTAAATCTACGATCATTAATAGGGTCTTCAAGCTCTTTAATCTCTACATCCGTATTTAGATCAATTGTGAATGTCTGAACTTCTGGGCACTTATCGCACACAGCTTCAACCACAATTTCTGATCCAAAAGTTGCTTTTCTAATGGCTAGAAGAAGCATCTCTCGATCTCCTGCTAGCAATTGTCCAAGCATCTCTTTAGTAGCTGGTTGCCCACCTACAGATACGGTTGCTTTTTCTAAGATAGTTAGCAAAGCTTTTCCAGGCTCAGAGATTCGAACAATTGCCTCTTCATCTGAACCAGTAAGCTCCCTAACTTCTGCGGTCTTCATTAGGTTTCCTTCAAATGGGTCGTATAGACCTCCAGGAAGCTCAACTGTTGTTTCAGGAAGTGATGGGATTACTACCTCGGGGATAGTAGGTGCCATCACTTCCTGAGCAACAATGTTGTTTACGTCTTCTAGCAGTTTGTTAGCCATTGCCGGATTACTCGCGGCGTTAAGTGTTGTTTCCATTTTATATACCTATTCTGTAGATTTCTTATGCGAATGAAGCTGCAGATGCCTTGTAGTCAGACGCGTACTTAGCGTCCCAACCTTCATGGACAAGAGTCATTTCCTCGACCATTAGGCTATTTCCACCAGCATCTAGGTTGCTGTATGAAAGGTTTGTAATCCACGCATTGTATACGCGGAAACGTAGAGCAACGTGTGGAGCTGCTCCTGCGCCTGCATTAGTTGCAGATGCAACAGTTAGACCTGCAGCGTTTGGATGGCTAAGAACTGAGATGTCCATATCGCAACGGAAATCTGCTCCAACGCCAGCCTTAGCTCCTGAGCTAATAACTGAGAAGAGACGCTTCATCCAAGCGTACTGTGAGGAATCCCCCAACATTACGCCCTTGCTAAGTGTTACTGGGCTAAACGATGTTTGTCCAGGTAGTTGGTGAACAGTGGTGTTGTAACCACCTTCACGGTATTGGATTGCCTCAGTAGAGACTGTTAGGCCCGATACTGAAGTGAATCCCATCTTTGCACTAAAACCCCAATCCTTAGGGGTAGCATCATCGCTACTAGGCAAGAATTCAACTAAGAATCTAAAGTTACGGATTGGATCCGTAGCCAAAGTACTTAGTACGTTAGTAAATGCTTGTTGAGCCATTTTTGTTTATCTCCTTACGCCGAGGCGTTTCCAGTGATCTGCCCAATGCTGATCACAATAAACTCTGCAGGGTATTCAACAGCTACGCCAATTTCAATATTTACTCGGCCATTGAGAATGTCTGTAGCATTGTTGTTTGATGCATCGCACTTTACGTAAAATGCTTCTGCGGGAGTATTTCCACGTAGTCCACCCTGTGACCAGTATGAACGGAGGAAATTTCCAAGAGCAGTGCGGAGTTGATTCCAAAGCTGCTCGTCGTTGTTCTCGAAGACTGCGAAGTTACTGCGATCAGTTAGTTCTTTCTTCAAGTAGATCATTGAACGGCGTACGTTAATGTAACGCTCACCTGTTGAGTTATTTAGAGTGCGACCACCCATAATTACAATACCTGCGCCAGGAACGTTACGAATAGCGTTTACTGGCTTAGATGCTGAGTTAAGTGAGTCAAGTTCAGCGTTTGTCAATGTACGCTCAAGAGCAACTGCGCTTCCGATTTTTGTACCGAAACCTGCTGGTGTCTTGAATACGCCACGAGAAGCGTCTGTCTCTAAATACTTACCTGCTGCAATAGCAGCTGGGCCTACAAGGCGAGTTGCGCCTGGTGCAGACTTCAATAGATCTGGAACTACTACCCATGGATAGTAGATTGCTGCGTTTCCGCCATCTACTGCTCCGCAACCGTCGATTGCATAAGTAATAGCTTCTGCAGCTGTAAGACCTGCTGGTGGATCGATAAGAGCAAAAACATCTCCACGAGCATCTGCATAAGCAGTTACGTCTGTGTCAAGAAGTACTTTGTTAGCACGATCCTGGTTAGTTCCACCTGATGCAAACGCATATGATGCGTCCGCATTGATAAGAATAAGTGGGTTAGTAATTGAGTCAAAAGTTGTTAGCGCAGTCTGGTAGCTAGCACGTGTAGGGGCTGAGCCGTCTGCACCGCTTGTTAGAGACTTAATTCCTGCAACTTCTGGTTGGTTATCTGGAGCTGCTGTACCACTGTTTAGGTTAGTAAGTGTTACGTAGCTAGACGCTGAGTTCACATATGCAACAGCATAGCGACTGTTTGTTGTAGACATGCTTAGATCAGTAAACTGTTCTAGAACGCCATTTGCATCAGAAATGATCAAGTTAAATGATGTAGTTGATGAAGCTTTTACTTCAGCTGTTAGTGAGTTACCCCAAGCACCAGTGTTCTTTGCTGTTACTCGAAGTGTGCTGAGAGGTGAGCCTGCACGGTCACGAAGTACAACAGATGCTGCTGTAGCTCCTGAACCTGTAACACGCTTTACGTAAGCGCCACGTCCACCATTGGCAAAAAATGAATACAAAGCCCAAGTTGCTGGGTATGCATCTGAAATGCTGCCAAAGATCTTTCCAAAGTCGTACCAGCTTTCAACTAGCACTGGGCTATCGGTAGGTCCCTTGGCAAATGCGCCAAGAAACGCTCCACGAGCCACGCCGTTGTTAGCTAGTTCGACTGCTTGAGGCAGAGGAACTTCATTGATGAAGACTCCTGGTCTGCTGTATGTAGCCATTCGGTTTTACTCCTTAGGGTTAATTAGTTTTCTCGGGGTTCCGGGTTATAGATCTATTGTTTCAAACGGAATAGACTGACTGTTGAACGATATTAGAGGTGCTTGCTGTACTGGGAACTTCTGACGAATAACAATAGGAAGAACTTCAGCGCTAATGCGTACGTTGTACACGTTAGAGAATAGGCGCTTACCATTTTGATCAGTAGTGTCCTTTTTTGAAAACCCCAGCAGATCCATACGGCGGACCGTTTTATCTTCTGGGACAACTAGTTCGCCAAAGCGTAGAGGGATGCGCTGTCCAGCTAACATCTCTCCAATAATTGCACGGTCATGGCGAGGTTGACGTGCGTAGGTAGTAATTTGATAATCAAGATTTACAGGAATAGGCACTTCAGTTTTGTACTGCTTTGATCCCGCACCGTTTTGACCTACGGTTCCTGTGTCTACGCCTTCTGGATAATAAGGCATAGTAATCATCCCACGATGTGCTCTAGAAGGATCTTCTGAGTAACCAATGAAATCAATTGTGATATATGGATATACCTGATCACGGATTTCCATATCAGGTTGTCCAAACCA